GCTACCTCCGCCATCAATATAGTGTAGATATCGCGATATTGTCAAGGCAGTATGAGCGGTAGATCCTGACGGGCCCGTCGACACCATCGATCCGGAGGTGGATGCCCGATCGCTGGTCGGCCTGGCGCCCGGGAGCGGTAGGGCCAGGCCCGCGCGCGATCCGGCCATCCACCGCGCCAGGCGGGCCCGCGTGCTGTCTGCTACGCTATCTCACTATCGCATAGGCTGAGCCTGTAGGCTCCTCGATCGCGTGGGAGGCTCGGCCTGGCGGGCCCGTGGGAGGAGCTCGGCCTGGCGCCAGGCTCGATCGACCGGTCGGTCCGATTGCTGGCCTAGGCCGATTGACTCATTCTAGGGCGATTGCCCCACATTGTCCGCGGGGGCCGGGGGGGAGGGGCGGAGCATGTGCCCTGCACTCGGCCAATTATTTTTTCAACTCCGCCTGTCCACTCGAGTCGCCCTCCCACATCCGCGTAAGGGCGGCCCGCCCGTGGATCGGCCCGGCGCGGGAGGCGTGTTGCACATCCGAAACGTCGGGCGGCCGGTCGGGGGGCTTGACGCGATCCCGCGCTCGCCTCACACTCGGCAGGCGAGATGGGGTGCTCACCCTCGGCAGGCTCGCCCGCCGCTCCTGCGGCATCATCCTCGCAGACCCGTCCTCACCCAGTACGCTGCCCGCGGTGTGGGCGCCCCATCACCTGAGTGAATCATCGCCGTCCGGGAGGCGGCTGCGAACGGTGTCAGCCGAGGCGGCCGGGAGGTCGCTGAGATTCCAGGGGTTGCCATGACCGCTACCACAGCCGTATCCTCACGGGTGATGCGGATCTTCTCGGGACGCTGGACGTACCGGCGGCTGGTGAGGGAGCTGGCCGGGATCCGCGCGGCGCTCGAGGCGCAGAACACGCTGCTCACCCGACTGGCGGGGGCGCTCGCCCCCGAGGTGCCCGCCGCCAGTCCGGCCGATCTCGCCGAGACCGGGGTCGGGTGGGTCGATCCGGCCGAACAGGCGCTGGTCGATGCCTACCGCGAGCGGACCCGGCGCGACACGGGCCGCGAGCCGAGCGAGGACGAGATCCTGATCTACCTCGCCGACGAGCGCACGATCGACCTGCACGAGCGCCTCATCGCCCGCGACCGGGAGACCGAGCGCCTCCGGTTCGCCAAGGGACGGTAAATGGCCGATCGCGCGCTCACCCGCCGTCCGCGCCCCGACCTGCACCTCACCGCCGACGAGCAGGATCTCTCGAGTGCGGCCGTCGAGACCTTCGCCGCCGAGCTGGGTGGGCGCGACGGCCTGCTGCAGGTGCTCGCGATCGGGGGCCAGGGCGGCGATCTCGACACGATCACCACCCTGCTGGCCGATCCGCGCTACGCGGGCTGGAGCCTGCGCCGGATCTGCGCGAAGGCCGGCCTGACGATCACCGAGCTGTTTACCGCCTACAAGTCGGCGCTCCTCACCCGCGCGCAGCTCGCCTCCGCCCGGGTGGTCGCGCGCCGCCTGGTCGGGGTGGTCGACGACGTGATGACCCGCGCCCAGCCGCACCCGGTCCCCTGCGAGGCCTGCGGCGGCACCGGCCAGACGACCCTCCCGCCCTCGGCCCCCGACAAGCGCCCCGAGCCGATGGGCTGCCCGACCTGCCAGGGGAAGGGCACCGTCACCCGCCTCCCCGATCTCGATCGCCAGAAGGTCGCGCTCGAACTCGGCCAGCTCCTCGATCGCAAGGGCGGGATCTCGATCCAGCAGAACACGCTGGTCGCGCCCCCGGCCGCCGCCGCCCCCGGTGCCCTCGAGCAGCTCCAGATCGCGGTCCAGGAGATGCTCTATCCGCGCGCGCCGGTCGTCGACGCCGAGCCGCTCCCTGACGCCGCGCCCCCCGACGCCCCCGGAGGATCCTAGGATGCCCACCCCGATTACCGTCGACTGGTCGATCGTCATGGGGATCGCGATCGGCCTCGGGATACCCGGGATCGGCTTCACGATCTCGGCCCTGAAATTCATCATCCGGATGGAAAGCCGCACGACCAGTCTCGAGAACAACCGGCACGAGGATCTCAAGTGGCGGGGCGATGTGGATCGGAAGCTCGATCGGATCACCCGGGAACTCGGGGATCTGCGCGTCGCCAAGCCCCATCGGTGGGCGGACGATCCGACCTGAGCGAGGGGGTGGGATCTGCGCGGGTTCGTCGGCGGGAGCCACTACGACTACTGAGGACGGAGGCGAGATGTACGCGCCGGCGATCGTCGCGGCGAAGGTCGAGCAGGCGCTCACCCGCCCGGGGATGCGCGCCGCCTTCCCCACCGGCGAGATCCCCCGCTACTCGATCGCCGACAGCGCGGCGCTCACTCAGCAGGTCCGCGACGCGGTCGACGATCAGGGCCAGCCCGCCCGCCCGCTCACCCCCGAGGAACAGACCTTTGTCGCCTCCGCCCGATTGCTGACCCTCTTCGACTTCCGGTACTTCGCCGAGCGGTTCTGCTGGATCGACGATCAGGGGCGGGGGCTGAAACCCCTGTTCCCGTTGTGGGAGTCGCAGGCGCTGGTCCTCGAGGTGCTCGGCGCCCTCGAGCAGCGGCACGCCGACGAGGGCCACCCCGACGGCCTGCTGGTCAACGTGCTCAAGGCCCGCCAGCTCGGGGTCTCGACCCTCTCGGAAGCCCTCGTCGCCCACCGGATCGCCACCATCCCGCACACCCGCGGCCTGGCCGGCGCCGACGTGGAGGATCAGGCGGGGTACCTGTTCCGGATGGTCGCCCGGATCTACGATCGGCTCCCGTGGTTCCTCAAGCCCCAGCGGCTGACCTTCGTGAAGAACCGCGAGATGACCTTCTCGAACCAGAGTTACCTCAAGACCGCCTGGGGCAAGTCGACCCGCGGCGCGCTCCAGTCGGTGACCGGCACCGAGGGCACCAAGGGCGCGATCGGCCGCGGCCAGACCTTCAGCGTGGTGCATATCTCGGAGCTGGCCACGTGGGACAACCCCGAGCAGCTCGATAGTGCCCTCTTTCCGGCGGTGCCGCTCCACCCGCAGGTGCTGGTGATCCTCGAGTCGACCGCCGAGGTCGCCGGCGACTGGTGGCACCAGCACTGGCAGACGACCGCCGCCGGCGAGGGGCGCTTCACCAACATCTTCATCCCGTGGTACGCCGAACCCGCCAAGTACAGTCTCCCCGCCCCCCTCGACTGGTCCCCCACCGACAAGACCCTCGCCCACGCCGCCAAGTGTGAGAGTGAGAGCGCAAAGTGGCTGGGGCGATCGGTCACCCTCTCGCGCGATCAGTGCTACTGGTACGAGCGCACCCGCGGCTACTACGAGAAGAAGGGTGAACTCTCGCGGTTTCTGAAGGAGTTCTGCGCCGACGATCAGGAGTGCTTCCAGTACGCGGGGAAGGCGATCTTCACCCTCGATCAGCTCGAACAGATCGATCAGGCGGGGAGCAAGCGCCCCCTGCTCGATGTCTGGGCGGTCGAACCCGCGCGCGAGATCGCCGAGTTGCGGCGGATGGGGGAGGCGGCGCCCGATCCCCGCCGCGCGCCCGCCCCGCTCTCCCCGCGGATCCCGCTCGCCCGCTCGCCGATCGCCGCCGAGGCCTTCCCGGTGCCGCCCGGCTACGGCTTCCGCCGGCTGACCGAGGCCCAGCTTCGCGCGCTCCCCTCGCTCGCCCACAGCGTGCTGGCGATCTGGGAGTACCCCCGGACGCGCGGGCGGCGGCGCTATGTCCTCGCGGCGGATGTGGCCGACGGCCTGGGCCTCGATTACTCCTCGATCGATGTCATCCGCCTGCCCACGATCGAGGAGCCGGCCGAGCAGGTCGCCGCCTTCGTCACCAACACGATCGACGCGAAACAACTCGCCTTTGTCTGTGATGCGATCGGCCGCCTCTACACCGACGAGGACGGCATCGAGGCGCTCGCCGCCATCGAGACCAACAACCACGGGCTGTCGACCCAGGACACGCTGCAGCTCCATCTGGGGTACTCCCACTTCTACGTCTGGGAGTACGCCGACGCCGCCTCGCCCGATCGGCGCTACTCGACCAAGATCGGCTGGGTGACCAGCCCGCGTACCCGCCCGCTCCTGCTCAGCAGCTTCCACGACGCGGTCACCGCCGTCGACCCGATCACCGGCTGGCCGGACCTGATCCTCAACTCCCCGATCACCCGCGGCCAACTCCG